CACGATCTGTACTTCGAGGGCGATCAACGGGTCAAGCAGCTCGGCATCGCGGTGCCACCGGAATTGCGGATGTTCGAGACCATCGCGAACTGGCCTCGGATGTACGTCGAGGAGATCGCACGGCGGCAGCGGATCAAGTCGCTGATACGCCGGGACTCGAAGGCCGAGGCCGTCATCGACGAGGAAGGCAACGAGCTCGCTCCGCGGGTGTCCCGCAAGGACGTCGCGCTGCAAGAGAGCTTCGACGTCAACAACCTCGCATCCGAGATCAGGCTCCTGAACAAGGAGACGATGATCTACGGCCGGTGCTACATGACGGTCGGCACCAACGAGGACGATCCTGACCACCCGCTGATCTCGGTCGAGTCCCCGTTGCAGATGTCCTGCCTGATCGACCAGCGCCGTCGACGAATGTCCGCCGCGTTCCGCCAATTTCGCACCGAGGACGGCGACCGGGTCGGAACGTTGTTCCTTCCGGACCAGACGATCCAGGTGATTGCGGGCCCGCGGGGCTGGCAGTACGACGAGGTCGGTGGCGACGCGGAGAACGAGGACGACAACGACGCGGTCGATCAACACGACCTCGGTGTGATCCCGGTGGTGCTGTTTCTGAACCGACGCCGTCTGGGCAAGTGGACGGGCACGACCGAGATGAAAGACATCATGGGTCTGACCGATGCGTGCGCCCGCACTCTGGCGAACATGCAGGTTGCGCAGGAGACTCACGGCACGCCCGGCAAGTGGTTGCTCGGTGCGACGAAGGGCGACTTCGTCGACGAAGAGGGCCAGCCGATCCCGGTGTGGGAGTCGTATTTCACGGCGATGGCAGCAACTGCCAAGGGGCCGAAGGATGCGGCATTTGGGCAGTTCTCGGCGTCGGATCTGCGGAATTTCCACGACACGGTGAAGCTGTATGCCGGTCTCGGATCGTCGGTGACGGGTCTGCCGATGCGGTACTTCGGTCAGAACACCGCCAACCCGGCAGCTGAAGGTGCGATTCGAGCCGACGAGTCACGCATCAACGGCAACGCCGACGAGAATGCGGTACTTCGGTCAGAACACCGCCAACCCGGCAGCTGAAGGTGCGATTCGAGCCGACGAGTCACGCATCAACGGCAACGCCGACGAGAAGAACGAGAGTCAGGGCACTGGCATCGGCTGGGCCATGGCGCTCGAGGAACGTTTCCGTACCGGCGAGTGGCCTGACAAGGGCACGGCGATCAAGGTCGAGTGGATCGATCCCGGCACATCGACGAAGGCAGAGGAAGCGGACCACATTCAGAAGCTCAACGGCGGCACTCCGGTGTACTCCCGCGAGGGATCGTGGGACGAGCTCGGGTGGGACGAGAACCGGAAGAACCGAGGAAGCGGACCACATTCAGAAGCTCAACGGCGGCACTCCGGTGTACTCCCGCGAGGGATCGTGGGACGAGCTCGGGTGGGACGAGAACCGGAAGAACCGCGAGCGTCGTTATTTCGCGGCCGAGAGTGATCCGGTGCTGGACCGGCTGAATCGCCAGTTGACCGAGGTACCCAAACGCACCCCGGGAGACATCGATGATTCCGGAACCGGCAGCTGACAGTTACGTTCGCCAGCAGGGCATCCAGAACGATGTCATCGAAGCGGCAACGGAGATCTGGGGCCGTCGGCCGCCACGCGATTTCGATGCGTGGTTCGCCGACAACGTCGATCGGCTTGTTGGTGTGGTCACTGCCGGCCAGCAGGCGTCGGTGGCCGGGACCGATGCGTACGTCGAGGACACACTCGGTGCACTCGGCAACATCGTCGAGCCGATCGCGCAGGTCGATCCGCAAGGACTGATCGGAGTTGCGTCCGACGGTCGGGCTTTGGACACGCTCATGTATTCGCCGATCATCACGGCGAAAAGCGAAATCAAGGACGTAGTCGAGCGCGGTAACCCGGTCGGACCGGATGTGTTGTCGGCGGCTTGGGAAACAGGGCTACGTATGACGCAGCTCCGGGTGCAGACACAGGTGGCCGACGCCAACCGGGTCGCGACCGGTCTCGGTGTGACGGTACGTCCGGATGTCGGGTACGTGCGCATGCTCAATCCGCCGTCGTGCTCGCGGTGCGCGGTGCTGGCGGGCCGGTTTTACCGGTTCAGCAGTGGCTTCCTTCGGCACCCGCTCTGCGATTGCCGACACATCGCGTCGACGGAGGACATCGCCGACGACCTACGCACCGACCCGATGGACTACTTCGCCTCGCTCGATCCACGGATGCAGGACAAGATCTTCACTCTGGCAGGCGCGCAGGCCATTCGCGAGGGCGCAGACATCGGGCAGGTCGTCAACGCGCGACGTGGTGCACACGGACTCGCCACCGCGGGTCGACTCATTCGGCGTGATGTCTACGGGCAGAGCCTGTTCACCACGACCGAGGGCGTCACCAAGCGTGGTGTCGCAGGAAAGCTGATCCGACGTCGTGGCAGGACTCCGGAGACGACTCCTCGGCTGATGCCAGAGGACATCTACGAACTCTCCGGTGGAGATCGCGACGAGGCGCTTCGCTTGCTCCGATTGAACGGCTACGTCCTCGATCGGTCGGGTCCTCGTTCGGGCATCGGTTCACGAACCGGCCTGGTGCCGGACCTCGACGGGGTCGTCAAGCCGCCGTTGCCTGTGAAGCTGCCCATGGTTGATCTCGATGCCATGGCCGATTGGCTCGCAGCCGAGGATAAGTACAAGGCTGACGTGAGGAAATGGTTGGCGGCCGAGAAGAGGTACACCGCCGACGTGAAGAAGTGGCTGGCAGCGGAGAAGAAGTTCAACGCTTCACGCATCCTGTCGCCCGCCACGCGTGACATCCTCGCGTCCGCAAAGGCGTCTTTGCCGGTGGATAGAGCCGGATGGCTCGACACCACGATCAAGTACCCCACGGATCGGAACGGGGCGAAGCTGGTCCCAGAGAAGCTGCAGCGACACCTTGACTCGACGTTGTCTGTCGGTCGCGCCGTTCGAGCCGACGCAATGACAAGGATTGCGAAGGACACGCAGGTCAAGCGATTGCTGGCCGAGGAGAAGGAACTGGTTGCGAGCGGTGGTGCATTCGCTCCGCGCCGAAACGAGATCCTCAAGCTCGTAGCCAAGCAGGAGCAGCAGGTCGTGCTGGAAACACTGCGGGAGATTCGTCAAATCGGTGGCGTAAAGCAGCCCGCAGTCATTGCCGATTTCGGGGTATCGAGCGCCACATCGGGAACTGCGGAAGGGCTCGCTTCTCTGCGTCGCGCAGAATCGATCTTTCCCGCAGATTGGTTGCGAACTGCATCTGCCGGCCGATTGGATATCGGCAAGGCGGATCGAGCTTTCTACTCGGCCAATCACGACTACATCGCTGCAGACGCAACGGACGTGAAGCCGAACTACCGTGGAGGTTTCGATTCGTATCCCGACGAGATCATGGCGCACGAACTCGGTCACCGCATGGAATCGAAAATCGACGGGCTCACTCAGTTGGAGTTCGCCCTGCTTCGCTCCCGGTCCACGAAGAGNGCCTCCTCCTGCCAACTCGTCGGAGACAGGCCGAACTACCGTGGAGGTTTCGATTCGTATCCCGACGAGATCATGGCGCACGAACTCGGTCACCGCATGGAATCGAAAATCGACGGGCTCACTCAGTTGGAGTTCGCCCTGCTTCGCTCCCGGTCCACGAAGAACGGAGTCCTCGAACCGCTCAGCCGCGTGTACCCCAAGGACGCGGAACTTGCCGATGAGATTGGCTATGAGGACCAATGGAAGGATCGCTACGCAGGCAAGTCGTACGCCGACGATTCCACGATGGCCGATCCGGCGCGCCGTCCTGCAGAAGTGTTCCAGGTAGGTTTGCAGGACACGTTCGGACGCAGCAACACCAATGGTGAGTTCGACAAGTCCAGTCAGCTACAGGAATTCGTGATTGGGGTGATGGCGCTTCTATGACCTGGAAAGTGACATCCGCTGAAGGGCCGGAGCGGTGGCTCGAGTCCACCGGCGGTATCGATTTCACCGCTGATCCTGAGACCAGTTACGAGCTCACTGATCTCGGCCGGTTCGTGTACCCACTGACTCCGGTCGGGCCGGGGGTTCGCGGAGTGCGGACACCGTCCGAACTGTTCGGTGCCGCGTGGTTCCTTATCCCGTCGCCTCGAGTGGTCGGCGAGCATCCGCCGTACCCGGACATCCCCAACGATCCCGACGTCATCTACTGACTGACTCTGCAAGGCCCCGAACGTAACTGCGGTCGGGGCCTTTCTCATGCCCGTGTCACGCACGGGCCTGTTTCGCCTGACCCGCACTGGGCAGGTCTCACGCTGCCCGCACGGGGCGCACCACTAGGAGAAACCGCTCATGCGCAGAACCATCCTGTCCGACGAAATATTCGCCTCACTCCTCACACGTCGCCGCCAGCCGGTCGTGTGGTCGGTGCAGCCGTTGCAGCAGCAGATGGACCGAGACGATCCCGACGACAAGGACGACCCTGACGATTCCGGCGATCCGGACGACGACAAGGACGACCCCGACGACGACAAAGATGACGTCGACGACAAGGACGATCCGGACGACGACAAGGACGACCCGGACGACAAGAAGTTGGGGCCGAAGGGTGAACGCGCTCTCGCTGCCATGAAGGAGAAGCTGCGCACCGAGCGGGCCCGCCGACGAGCGGCCGAAGCGAAGAACTCCGCTGCGGCCGTGGACGACAAGGCCAAGGAGGCCGAGCGAGACATCCTCGCGAAAGCCAACTCACGAATTCTGCGTTCGGAAGTGCGGGCCGCAGCCGCGGGCAAGCTCAACGACCCTGCCGACGCAATCAAATTTCTCGACCTCGATCAGTTCGATGTCGGTGAAGACGGCGAAGTGGACGAGGACGAGATCGAAGATGCGATCGACGACCTGGTCAAGCGGAAGCCGTATTTGGCCGCGCAAAGCGGCGACCAGAAGAGAAGGCGGACACCCAAGGGTGACCGCAGGCAGGGCGGTGGTGGTCGTGAAGCGACCGGCACTGTGTCTGCCGGCCGCTCG